ATAAAATTTACAAAAATTGGTATCGTAATAAAGTTTTAGATCCAAAATCTAAAGAAGTTGGAATGAAAAATTCAAAGGCATTATGGTTAATTAATATATGGGAAATAGTTGTATTCATTCCTAAAATGTTTAAATGGTTAATATTAATTACAACTGGACAAATTCAATTTTTAATACCTACTTTTATTACTAGAAGAATAGTTAGTAATATAATAGATTCAAAATTATTAAATGAAAAAGATAATTAACTTTCTTTCAATTTTCTAATATAAAAATATGTACAACCTGATAAAACTGCTCTACTTACAACATAATTTACAGGAACAGTAATTTCATAACCTTCAGGTAAAGGTGTTTCATTTTGTTTACTTACATTAAAAACAGCCCATGAATATTTATCATACCCTTTATCACCAGGAGTTAAAGGATTATCAGAATTCAAAGTATAATTTCTTCTATCTAAATATTCATCATTAACAATTGATAATTCATTACTAGAATATTCAAATGCATCTGGAACACCTAAAAAACCACTTATATCAAACAATATTCTTACTCTTTCTATAAAAAATTTATTTACTGTTAACATACCTAACTTAAAATATTCTAATAATATTAGAAAATCAGAATAATTAATGTTTTCTCCAAATGTTAATAATTCTTCATCATTTGTTTCTTTAAAACCGACTCCAGTTAAAAATCTATAAAATGGTGTATTTATTACTCTTTTTTGTGCCCATTCTTCTTCTAACCAATATTTCCAAAAACGAAATATTTTATTGTCCTTACATTTTATTTTATAAAATTCCATTAATAAAAAAAGAATTAATATTTTAAATAGATATTTGAAATATTAAATCATCGCAAAGTATAAAAAAATAATGCAGATAGCAATGCAATGGTTATTGGCATCCAATTGTAAACAACTTTTTCTAAAGAATCTTCATATATTAATTTTGATTCTAATCTTTTAATTATCGTATCTAGAGATACATTCTTGTAACTATGCTCTTTCCAAGGAATTTCATTTAAATTATCACCATCAAGTAAATGCAAATGCAATGATGGTAGTGAATTATTAGGATGTTCATGGAAACAAAATATTGGATTTTTTATATCATGTTTTATAGCCCATTTTTTAGCTAATTCTCTCAATTTATAACATAAAATCAAAGATCCTTTTGTACCATATTTTCCAGGTCCTTTTCCAAAAAATGCACAATTAGACCACCAATACAATAAATCATTAATTATTATAAAATGATGATATTTTGACATTGAATCACCTTTTTCATAAGGTAACTCAGGATCTTTATATCCTGCTTGATTAGGATTAGCATAAGGTGTTCCCCCTCTATTATTAGCATTTCTTACAATAGTAAATTCTATATTTTCTAGTGCAAAAAGCATTTCACTATTAGTTATATTAGTGTAATTATTTGCATCTTTATTTTCTAACAATCTAGAAAAAAAGCCTGTAACTTGATCATCCTGAAAACCATTTTTCCTTTCATCTTTTGGCTTGAGATTAACTGTATTCCCAACTCTTTGATAAATACCAAAAAAATCTCTATAATGACTTATTGCTTTTGGATCTATAACTGGTCCATCAATAGTTTCTATAAATCTTTCATAATTCCAATCACTTACACTTTCCCAATCAAATCTTTTAGTGTAATTTATTACAGCTAATTCATGAATAATATGAAATTTAGAAAAATTTTTGTTTATTTCTTCTGTTCTCAATCCATTATACTTTTCTTTTTCTTCATTAAAAACAACAAACTCATCTGAAACTATTAATGGTATTTGTTGTTTACTGGGTAAACTACAATTTTCAAACAACCATAATACACATGCATCATCTAAATCCTGTGCAATATCAGTATGATATACACCGTCACTTGATTTGTATCCAAAAAATGGATCAGTAGAAATACCATCTATATGTACAATAAATTCTTTACCAGACAAAACATCATCTAACCACTTGTTGAAACCTTGGTTATATTCATGTAATTTATCTGTATTTACTAAATAATGAATTCCAATATATTCTGATTCATCATCAAGTTTATAATTTGTATAAAGTCTATTATTTGACCAAATATTATGCGAAATTAATACTTCATTATTCATCAGCTCAATATGATTTTGTGATAAATACAATGCTTTTATATCATGTAAAAAAGAAGCATGAAACTTATTACCTTCTTTATCTGTTCTTAATGTTGTTGTTTTGGCATTATCAACTATAAATTGAAAAAATAATGGATATTTTAGAATTACATTTACTAATTCTTCTTCCTCTTTTTCAAAAGTATCATCATATTTATTTGGATATAATTCACCTTTTTTAGAAACTTTAATACCAGTACCTCTAGAAACATTCCAATTATTTATTTTAGAACTTTGATTTATTATTATTACTTCATTATTTGGAAATAATTCATTTAATTTATCTGATGTTAACATTTTGTCTCGTGATATTTTTTCATTATGCGAAACATTATTATTATTCAGAGAATAATTATGACTTGTTATAGTAATCTTTTTACCTTTAGGAATATTATCTTTAACATATTTAATTAAGTTATTTGAACTGTCTATACAACCTATATTTAAAATCGACATAAAAATTAGAATTGATTGTATTAATATATAATTTTCAATTTTTTTACTATATATAATTATATGAAATAATTCATGATTTTTTTTTATTGAAATAATATTTTTTTTAAATTCTCCCCCCCTGAAAATAAACACCCTAGATTTAGGGAAAAAGTAGGGAAAAAATAGGGCAAAAATAAGACTTAAAAAATAGATTATAATTAAAATATTATGACAAATTATAACTGTCGTAGATGTGGTTATAATACAAAATATAAAAATGATTTTAGAAAACATATTTATAGAAAATTTACATGTAAACCTATATTGAATAAGATAGATATATCAATAATTATTAAAGAATTTGAAATGAATAAACCTAAAAAAAGACTTCAAAATGACTTCAAAATGACTTCGAACGACTTCGAAATGACTTCCAAAAAAAATAAAATAGGTAAAAATGAAATTAAGTGTGAGTTTTGTGGTAAAACGTTTACAAGAAGAAATAATTTAAACTATCATATAAAAAATAGATGTAAACTAAAAAAGAATATTACTAATGAAATAGATAAAATGAAAAAAGAGATAGAGGAATTAAAAATAACAAATAAAATTATTAATAATACAATAAAAAATAATCAAATTAATTCAAATAACAATATTATAATAAATAACTTTGGAAATGAAAATATGGATTATATTACAGACAATATGCTAAAAAATTTATTATTACAAGGATCTAATAGTATTCCATGTTTAATTAAACAAATTCATTTTAATCCAGAACATCCAGAAAATCATAATATTAGAATTAAAAATAAAAAATTAAAATATGCTGAAGTAAGAGAAAATAATGAATGGAAATATAAACATAAAAAAGCTGTTTTAGATGATTTAGTTGATTTTGGTTATGTTACTCTAGAAGAGTTTAAAGATAATAATGAAGAAAAATTAGATAAACTATTAATCAAAGGTTTTAAAAGAATGATGAATAGTTATGAATCAAATAAAAAAAAGATTATTGATAATATTGAATTAGAAGTATTAAATGGAATGAACTCTATTGAAATCTAATTAAAATATATACTGCCCTGTAATTGTTTAAATTCAAATCCATTTTTTATATAAAAATTTTTTATTTCTTCTTTACAATTTAAAATTATTTTATAACAATTCAAGTTATTAGCAATATTTATCATTTCTTTTAATAAAATTGATCCATATTTTTTTCCTCTATAATTTTTATCGATAACAAAATCTTCAATATGAGCTACCAATCCATAATTATGAATAATTTTTTTTTCTATAATAATAGTACAAGTTCCCACCATTTCTATATTATTATTTATAGTATCTTCAATTATCATTATAAATTTATTACTATCTCTTTTCATACTTAATAAATATTGCTTAAAATTATCTTGATCTTGATCTAATTGACTATTAAGTTGACTTAATAATTTTAAAAATTTATCAAAATCATTGTAATCAATTTCTCTGATTATCATTAATATAGTATTTATAAAAAAAATATTAAATATTCAATTTTATATAAACATTAATATATCTATATTATTAGTATAATGATTTATTTATGTAATGATATATTCTTAATTATTTATAGTTACATTGGTCATGAAGCTTTGTATCTAAACAAAAATTATTATAAATATTTAAAAACTTTAAGAAATGAATTCATATTAAATCCAATTAAATTAAAATACATTACAATATCTTATAAATTTCCAGGTTTTGGAATAACAAGATTTAACTATAATACATCACGAGTATCATTTAAAATTTCTAAAACTACCGAAGAGATTGTAATAAAACAAAATGTACACTTGGGTAAATTAATTAAAAATAAATATCAAGATTTTTTTAATTCTGATGAAATAGAATACGAAATAGAACCAACTTATAAAATCAAAAAATTAATATTCAAAAATCCAAATATTATATATAATCAAGATAATATTTATATCTTAAAAAATGTTTTATATTTTGATATATTTAGATTATGGAGTGAAGATTTAGAAAGAATTAGGAAATATAAGAAACTATGGGTAAAATAAAATTGAAAAATTAATTACATAATTAAAAAAAATTATTTCTATGCATACCAAACTTAGAATAAAAAGGCCAAAATTTTTTAACGAATTTAAATTTAATTATTTCATAGAAAAAACAAAAGAATTTGATCAAACAGTAAACCTCATATTCAATATTATAAAAAATTCATATAATGAAGAAGAAAAAAATCTGATTGAACTAAATTATGATAGAATAGTTTTTGATAATAATTTACTTATTATGATTAAAAATGATATCAAAAAATTAAAACAATATAAAAGAAATAACGGATATATTGATAATAAAGTATTTAACTATTTAGAAATAACATTTTGTGTTCTCTCTTATATGGCTCTTGAAAAACCATATTACATGAATGCATATGGTAACAATATTACAAATATATCACGTCTAAAAACTATTTTTAAAAATAGAATAGATGAATTAATATCAATTAATAACGATATATTTAATTTTAATGATATGAAAAATACATTAGAATTATAAAATAAATATTTAATTTATATTCAATTAAATTGTACATCTGCCTCTTATTTCTTCAAGACTATATTTCTTTATTAGTTTACCATTTTCAAATATATCGACTAAAACATCTGTTTCAAAATTATGATTTCCATTATCTCTAGTTTCATATGTACCATCTTCTAACTTATGTACAGATACATAACCTTTATGAGATTTTTTACCCGGATCTGTAATAGGATCTTTAAAAACATTTACTCCTTTACCATTTATTATGGCATGAGAACACTTGCATGCACATTTTAATGTATCCCTATTCATTCCACCTCTTGATTTAGTTCCTTTTTGTAAAAGACCACCTCCTGATCCAAATGCAATATTATCTGCACTCCAACCATTTTTCTTTAAATTTTCTAATACTTTTTCAATCATATCAAGATCTATTCCATCACCTTGAATAATTCTAATATGATTATCAAGAACTTTATATCCTTTATCATTAACTTTTACTGGAAAATATTTCTCAAGTTCTTGTAAAATTTGAAGATCAATTGTAGGAGGATCTCCACTATCTGGTCTAATAACTAAAGTACCGTCTCTATTCATAATAGTTTCTTTATGATCAGTTCCCCAAATTTTAATTGCATTGAAAATATCATAACTATCAGATACACAAGCAACTAAACCATTTGGAAATTGTTTTAACATATTTCCATATGCTTTACTCTCACCATCTTTACCCCAACTTGTCATAGTACTATGTTCTGATGCTGCTATAGAAAAACCAGCACAAGGTGAATCATAATAATTTGCAGCAACAATTAAAGAAGCCATTGTATCAGTTCCTAAAAATTGAGTTAAATGAGCAAATCCACCATGACCTGCAGATTGGTCAGAAGATACACCTCTATATCCAAAATCATGAAGTTTAAATCCTATTTCATCTGGACTACCTGTTTCATTTAGATATTTCAATATTACTTTTTTGGCTTCTCTACTATTAGTAGCGACTGTCATTGGATACCATACTTGCGATAAAATAGTTTCTAAAAAATTAGTTAACCAGAAACATTTTGGATCAGTATTAACAATAGTAAATAGAACATTTTTGTTATTAATACATGTTCCTTCTGGTAATGCTTTAATTTTAATTGGTAAAATACCATCATGTTTATCTACAATATAATCCCATATAGTTCTATCAAATTTACCAAGATGTAATGTAAGAAGATCTTCAGCTTCATCTATTTTTTCTTTTGTAATTACTTTACCAACTAAATATTGTTGGATAAAAATTTGAAGTCCAACAAAACAAACTTCAGAATATTTTCCACCTCTTGGTGCAAAATACGAATATATTTCTGTAGTTCCTGCTGGATATTGAACAGCATGTGAATATTTATAGCTATCACTTTTTAATATTAAATTGTCATTTGAATATTTTGAACAAGACATAATTTATAATATTGTATATTTTTATATTTTTATTTCAATTTTTTAAATTAAATTATAATTCAGTAGATATACTTCCTTTTAATATCATTAACTCTAAAGGACTAATAAAAGATACATCAAATGGAAACTTATCAAAAGAATCATACAATACATCTTCATTTTTATTTTCTTCTATTTCTATATCAATTAAAAATCCATAAATATTATCATCCTTACAATAATAGGGAATAAATATATTATCTTCACTATTATTAAAAATACAATCTTCGAATTTGTATGTTACTTTTGAAACTATAGCCTGATAATATCCTAGTTTCGAATTTCCAAATATATTAAATCTATCATTTTCATTTTTAATATAACTAGTTATATTACAACTTTCTAGATCATTAAATTGTTTTATCATAGAATTAATAACAATCCAAATAATAGCTTTATTTTCATTATGAATATCTATAAAATTTTCAAAATAATTTAATTGTTCTATATCTTCTAACATATATCCATTATATTTTCTATCAACATTATTTAATTCTAATTTCACAATAATTCCAAATATTTTATCTTCACAAATTTTATAAGGAACAAATACTAGAAAATTATTTTGTCTAATTTTTTGTAATTGGTCAAATGTATAATCGCATTTTGATACAATTATAGTTGATAATTTATAGATACTAATTTCTACGATAAGTTTCATTTCATTCTGATTAATTTCAATGTCATATAATTTAACCATTATTAATATATTGTAATTAATTAGATTTAGTTATTCAATTTTTATAAAATATTTTTTCTAATTTATTATATATTATGGAAAAAATATTTAGTTTTTT